GTCTGCAGGCGCTTGTCGCATCCCGCCACAAGGCGGATCATGTCGCCCGTGGCAATGCGCGCGCGCATCGGGTGCCACAGCTCGATCACGCGGGTGTCGTTTTCAAAATAGTCGCGCTTCACAACGCCGCGCAAACCCGCGCAAGCCCCGCTCAGCCCCTCAAGCGTGCCAAAGGCAAACCAGGCCTCATCAAAGCCCGTCATACCTTCAAAACGAAAGACACGGCCCTCTTCAACGACATCAACAGCGCGTTCCTCAAAAAACCCTTCGCTAAAAATATCCACTCCACAGCCCGTATCGCCCAAAACAGCGGTGCACGGCTTCTGATAGACCCGCCCCACAGGGCGCCCAAGCGCTTCGGTCAGCCCGCGCAGTTCGGCGTGAAAGGCCCCGTTGCCACGCCGCAGCTCGCCAATCGTGCCGCGAAAGACCACATGGCGCTCCTCCACATCGGCCCAGTTCACCAGCCACGAAACAACCTCGGCGCCGTCATAGCGCCCCGCTTCAATATCAGCCTCGCTGATACTCGTGTCGCTCAGCGCCCCCATGGTCTCGGTGTTGTCCACCGATAGCCCCGTGCTTTGCTGAAGCGTTGAAGTGCTCAGGCCTGTATCGGCGCGAAAGTCTATGCCCCCAAAGCTGAGTGGCCCGTCATGATCGGTAAAGCCCATCACCGTGCCATCTTTGCGCGTCAGCGCCCAGCAGCGGCACACGGTTGTGAGGCCGGTTTGCAAATGCGTCAGCAGCGCGCCCGCAACGCCCCCCATCAGACCCGAAGCTCCACAACAGGCACGTTGGGCACTTCGCCAGCGGCAAATGTCGCCGCCGAAGCCACGATCTGATCGGTGTCAAAGCGCACAGGCACATCAAACTCAAAGCCCGCCGTCACCTCAACGCCCACGCTCGGGGGGTGGACGAATGTCACCAGCCCCGTGGTGTAATCGACGCTGAAGTCGAGGCTCTCGCTCTGCTCATCGCCCGAAAGGCCCATGCGCAATGTCCCCTCCACGGGCTTGTGCACAGGGCGCGCATAGGTCTGCGCGCCCGAGCGATAGACCTTCATAAGCTGGAACACGGTCGTGACCTCATCGCCAATGGCGATCACCTCGTCTTCAAAGCCCACCTCGCGCGACGGGCGACCTGTCTGGAAATCCGTCCAGTCCTTCCAGCGAAAGCCGTGCATCCGCCCGCGCCGGGCCTCAAAGAAGGCCAGCACCGCGTCGATGTCATCCATCGACCGCAGCCCCATACCCGCGTCATAGCGGCGGCGCGAATGCGCCCAGGGCGTGTTGCGCTCCTCAAACCCGTTGGCAAGGCTCACCACATCGGTGCGCCGCTCAGGCCCCCCGGACGCGCCAAAGCTCAAGTTGGCGGGAAATCTCACATCATGAAACTGCATCGGCTGTCTCCTATCGGTTGCGGTTGCCACGGGCGAGCACACGGCCCATCTGCGCAGCAATCTGGCTCTGGCTGCGGCGGAAGCTCTCGGCATCAGGGGTTGAAATATTCATCACCACATTGATGGCGCGGCCTGCCTCGGCCCTGACCCCAAGCTTGCCATCGGCCCCGCGAGACAAGGGCATAATCGCCTCTGGCCCCGCCTCGCCCATGAGGCCCGTGCCACCGCGCATCGGGAAAGTTGTGGGGCTGCTCACCACACCGCCATTGGCAAAAGGCATCACGCGCCCCTGCGCAAAGCTGCCACCCCTCTCAAACGGGAATATTCCTCCCATCAGCCCGCCAATACTGTTGGCAATCAGGCCGCCAAAATGGTCGGTCACAGGCTTCACAGCCGCCGAATAGGACGCATTGACCATTGACTGAGCCACTGTGCCCAGCACATCCGAGAGCTTGGCCCCATCGAGCACCACCCCGTCCACCGCGCGCCTGAGGCCGCGCGACAGCCCCTTTTCCAGCGTGGCAACCTCTTGCCCCGTCTCCGAGAAGCTCGCGCGCACCCGCCGCAGCTCGGCATCAAAGCTTGCCGCCATACTGGCCGCCGCTCCAAGGCTCTGCTCCAGCGCGTCGGCCTTCAGCTCCATATCATCCAAAGCATCAAAATCGCTCATATCGTCCCTCGTTCTTGGGTGTCGGGATAGGCCTCAAGCAGCGCCTGAAGCCCCGTTTTGTCCATCGGGCGCAAGCTGGCCTCAGGGCCGAGCATCAGCATCAGTTCCACAGGCGTCAGCGCCCAGAACTCGCCGGGGCTGAGCCTGAGGCGCGTCAGCCCCAGCTTGAGAAGTTCGGCCCAGTCAAAGCGCATCGTCCGCCCTTTCAGGCAGCATGAACGCCCGCGCCAGAAGCAAAGCCGCCGCCCGCGCCGCCGCCATCGGGCCGCCTTCAATCTCGGCCTGCAGCAAATCCTCCGCGCGCCCTTGCCAGCCACCGCCGCGCAAGCCCGCCACGATGAGCTTGAGCACATCGCGGCTGGAGAAGTTGCCCGCCTCAAAGCGGCTCACAAGGGCGACAAGCGTGTCCTCGCCCAGAGCCGCCTCAAGCTCGGCCAGCGCCCCAAGCGTGAGCTTGAGCACGCGGCGCTCGCCGTCCATGACGAGCGCCACTTCAGAGGCAAAGGGGTTGCCCATCACACGCTTGCCGCCGTGAAGGTCAATGCGCCTGCAGAATTGAGCGAAAGCTCGTAGGTCGCCTCGCCGTTGTAGCTGCCCGCATAGTCGATAGAGGCCACCTGAAACGCGCCCTCGATGGTGCCAAAGTCGGGAATGATCACCTGAAAATCTGGCGTCTCGCCATCAAAGAAAATCTGGCGTGCGCGCTCGTCCGAAGCCGCATCCTTGAACACGCCCGAGCCAGACAGCGAGGCCGATTTTACGCCAGCCCCCCCCAGAATTTCGCGCCAGCCACCTGCGCTCTCAAGGCTGGTCACATCCACGCTTTCCGCATTAAAGCTCAGCCGCGTGGCGCGCAGGCCTGCGATGGTTTCAAACTGGCCATCGCCTGTGAGGTCGATCTTGATCAGAAGCTCTTTACCGTTTTGTGCTGTCATGTGAAGTCTCCAATGTTATCTGTATGTTAGCTGTCGTCTTGCACGCGTGCGCGAAAGCGCAGGTCAATGCGTCGGGTTGCGCCTGTGCCCTCACGGGTGGCGCTGGCGCGGTCAAATCCGAGGTAGATCAGGCTGCCGCGTGTCAGCACCAAAGGCGCATCCACCAGCACATCGCTCACCCGCCCCGCCACATCCTTGGCGGCCTGAAAGCCAGCGCTGTCTGTCACCACCGAGACGGTGAACAGATGCAGCGCGCCCGCCCCGCTCTTGTCAGAGCTGTCGAGCACATTCTCAGGCCCAAGCGCCACATAGGTGGCCGGCAAGCTGCCTGACGGGAGCGCATCATAAATCGCTGTGCCAACAAAGGCCGCGAGGTCGCTATCTGCGATCAGCGCTTGATAAACTGCCGCCTGTAAAGCGGACGAAACTCCATAGCTCATGCCACCGTCTCCTCTTCTGCCAAACAGGTGAGAAAGCGCCCCGTCAGGTCGTCTTCCACCACCGCCTCAATGCGAAACACCCGTGCCCCGTCCACAAAGCGCTGCTCGGGCTTGGGGCGCTTCTCGTGGCCCACAGGGGCCGCGCGCAGGCGGATCTTGTAGGCCACCCGCGCCAGTGGCACGGCCTCGCCCTGCGTCTCGCGGCCCGTGCGCGCGCTCACCTCGGCCCAAAGCGTGCCAAGCGGCTGCCACGTGATCGTGAAGCCCCCCGCGCCATCAGGCAGGCGCACAGGGCTCTCCAGCACAAGCTGGCGGTTGAGCATCGGCACAGTCATTGCCCCGCCCCCGCAAACAGCCGCACCGTGCGGTAGCGCTCGATCAGCGAGCTGACACCAAAGGGCATGTAGCCCTCGCCCACGTTGGTTTCGTTGCGGTATTCGTAATAATAGGCCGCCAGCAGCAGCACGGCTTGGCCAAGGTCGGCTGGCAGGTCTTCCCAGTCGCTGCCAAAGCCCGCCTGAAAGCGCACCCGCACCGCGCCCCCCGTGGGCACAGCAGGCAAAACCCCCGCCACCGGCTTGAGCTTGGGGCGCTGCATATCAGGCTCCAGCGCATAAAAATGCGGGGCAAGCGGCGTCTCGACACCCAGGCGGTTGGTATAAACCACCTCGCCCAAAGCGCTCACAGGGGCCACAGGCAAGGCTTGGCCCGTGTCATCGCGCCAGCTGTTCAGCGTCCAGGAAAACTCCCGCGCAATCAGGATCTTGCCTGTGCGCGCCTCGATCGCGGCCATAGCCGCACGCAAAAAGCTGGCCAGAACAGGCTCTTGCAGGCTGTCCTCGGCAAAGCCCGTGCCAAGGCGCAAATGCGCTTTGAAGGCCTCCACTGGCAAGGCCGCCGATGGAACTGCGGTTTCTTCAATTAACATCATGGACTCTCTCCAAAGTTTACGCCCCCGGGTGCGCGCGGCGCGCGTCTTGCCTTAGGCGGAGGGAACAGCCAGCAAAACGCATCTGAGCGCCGCGCGCGTGAGGGAGCCGCAATGCGCCCCCTCAGGCAGCGGTTAAGAGGTGGCGAATTTGAGCAGCTTGATGGCTGCAAAATCGCTCACATCGCCGCCCACACGCTTGGTGGCATAAAACAGCACATGCGGTTTGGCGCTGAACGGATCACGCAGCACACGCAGGTCGGGGCGCTCGGCCACGGTGTAGCCTGCGTTAAAGTCACCAAAGGCAATCGCCATCGCATCCGCGGCCACATCGGGCATGTCCTCGGCAATCAGCACAGGATAGCCCAGCAAGCGCGCAGGCTCCCCGGCCGCCAGCCCATCAGACCAAAGGAAGCGCCCGTCAGCATCCTTGAGCTTGCGCACAGCGCCGGCGGTCTTGGAGTTCATGACAAAGCTCGCATTGGCGCGGTATTGCGCCCCGAGCGCATAGACGAGGTCAATCACCGCATCGCCGCCATCAAAGCCGCCTGTGACACCCGTTGGCACATAGCCGATGTTGCCCCAGATCCAGCTGTCGTTGTCCACCGTAGGGTGCGTCAGAAGCCCTGTGGGCTTGTCCACACCGTTGCCGTTGATAAAGGCCGCCGCTTCGGAGCGGGCAAACTTGCCCGCAATCCGCCCCGCAAGCCAGCCTTCAATGTCAAAAGCGCTGTCATCAAGCAGGCGCTGGCTCGCCTTGGGCAGCGCCGAAAGCTCGTGCAGCGGGATGGTGATACGGTCAATCTGCGGTGTGCCTGTCTCGCTTGACGGGTCGGTCTCTGTCGCCCAGCCCGCGCCCACATCGGAGTGATCCACCAGCACATCAAACGATGTCGCCTCAACCTGCACCACATTGGCAATCGCGCGGATCGAGGAGGTGCTTTCCAGCACCGAGCGGATGCTCTCGCTCGTTTCGGGGTCAACAAGGTAGCCGCCTTCTGCGGCCACCGCCGAAGACATCGCCTTGCCCTCAAGCTCAAGGCCGCGCAAGCCGTCGTCATCGCCCGAGCGCAGGTACGCGTTAAAGGCCTTCTGGTGGGGCGCATCAAGCTCCGCCGCGCGGGCAAGGTGGGGTCGGTTGTGGGTCTGTGTTTTGCGGTCAAGCATGGTCAGTCGCTCTTCTTGTTGTTTCAATCGTTTGGCAATATCGCTCTGAAAGCCGTTGAATTCGCTCATGAAATCATCAGCCGCCGATTTCGTTTCAGGCGCGGAAGGCACAGCTTCCCTGGCCCGAGCCGTCGCTTGGGTGTCACTCATCCGAGATGTCCTTTCGTGGTTCGGTGTTTTGGCGCGCTAGGTCTGCGCCAGCTCCTGGCGCGCATCCCTGATGGCCGCCGCCATATTGCGCAGGGCGTCTGCCTCAAGGCTCCCGCCCTTGGCCCCCACCCGCGCACTGGGCAACATCGGGAAGGTCACCAGCGACACCTCCCAAAGCTCCAGTTCCGTCAAGAGCCGCTGGCCCTTGTCGTTCTTTGCCGCCTTTCTGGTGCGGTATCCGATAGAGAGGCCATCAATCGCACCAGCTTCGATGAGCGCAGCGGCCTCGCGGCCCGTCTGGGTGCTGTCCAGCAAGCGCCCCTTTACATAAAGCCCGCGCCCGTCCTCGCGCACCTCGTCCCAGATCCCGATGGGTTGGGCGGGGTCGTGCTGCCACAGCATCTTCACGCGCCGCCCCTCCGCAGCCAGCGCCTTCAGGCTCGCCGCATAAGCGCCCTTGGCCACCACGTCACCGCCCTGGTCACAGGCGCCAAACAGGCTGGCATAGCCCTCAATCCGGCAGCCCTCCGTCACGGTGATCTCCTCTCCGAGGCGGCAGAATTTCCGTTCAATCTCAGTCTGGTAACTCATAACTCTACTCCTAAAACCCTCAGCCGTGCACAAGGCTGCCCTGCATCACAAACGACATGCAGCCGCCAATGATCGCTGCGATGATCAGCCAGACCAGCCGCGCGATATGCCCGTCGATCTTGTCGAGCCGCGTGTCGATCTGGTTGAAGCGTGCCACCATAAACTTGCGCTTTTCTTCACTCACCGCGCGCTCTGTCTCCATCGCGGCAACACTCAGCTCCAGCGAGGTCAGCCGCCGCTCGATATGGCGCAGCATCGCGCGGTAGCCCTCATACGGCAGCATCGCTTCCAGCACTTCCTCGGGCGGGCTAAGGTCACTCATCGGCCCCGCCCCCAAGCGCTGGCAGGCCAAGCAGAAGCCGTTTTTCCGCCTCACTGAGAAAATCGGCCCCACTCACCCGCGCCCACTGCGCATCGCGTTCTGCGGCCAGCGCTGGCACCTGGTCAAGGTCAGGCTTCAGCTCGAAGCGCCCGCCCCCGAACTGGCCCAGCCAATCGGCCAGCTTGGCCGTGACCCGCGCCGCCAGCGGCAGCACCGTCAGGCGGTAAAAGGCGCGGTTTGCCTCCTGATAGTTGGCATAGGTCGCATCCCCCTGAATGCCGAGCAGCATCGGCGGCACCCCAAAGGCCAGCGCGATCTCGCGCGCCGCCGCGTCCTTGGTCTTCTGGAATTCCATATCCGAAGGAGAAAAGCCCATCGGCTTCCAGTCCAGACCGCCCTCCAGCAACATAGGCCGCCCCGCATTGCGCGCGCCTTGGTAGTTGGCCTCCATCTCGCTCACGAGGCGGTCATACTGGTCGGCACTCAAGCCGCTCTGCCCGTCTGCCCCGCGATAGACGATCGCGCCCGAAGGGCGCGCGGCATTGTCCAGAAGCGCCTTTGTCCAGCGCGAGGCCGCGTTGTGCACATCGACCGCCTGCGCCGCTGCCTGCATGGGCGAAAAGCCGTAATGGTCGTCTTGGGGGTGAAAATTGCGGATGTGACAGATCACAGGCGCGCCATCGCCCATGTGAAAGCGGTGTGTCTTGCCGCCCACAGCGTAATCATAGGCCACTGGCCAGCCGTCAGACCCCGGCACAAGGCTCATGCGGTCAGAGCGCAGCACATGCAGCTCAAGCGGCAGCTCCTTCGCGCCGCCTGCGGCCTCGACATAGGCGTTGCCCGTCAGCAGCAGCTGGCCATACAACGCCTCCAGAAGCTCCGCACGCCCCTGCGCCAGATTGGGCTTTTGCAACAGCGTCAGCGCAGGGTGTTCCTCATAGCGCCGCGCGCTGTCTTGCAAAACAACAGGCAAGGCCGCCGCCGCCTCCGCAATCATCTTGACCGCGCGAAACCCCACAGGGTTGCCCGCAAAGCCCGTGCGTGTCAGGCTCTTTGTGTCGCGCGGGCTCCAGGCCACACGGCCCGCACCATGCCAGCCCACAACAGCCCCGGCGGCGCTGGCCTTGTGCTGGGGGGCCGCGGCCTCTGGTTTGCGAAGAAAGTCAAATACCGGCATATGTCGCTCCTGATTTGTAAAATCATTGCAATGTCTTAAAAGCCAAAGCTCATGTAGAACATGATCTGGCGCTTGTGAGAAAGATGCCCCAAAAGGTTTAAGAACTCTTAACTACAGCGTGCGCACCTGCGGGCTCATATGAGACTTGGCAGGCAGCAGGATCAGCTCGTTCAACGCCCAGACAAGCGCATCGGTGCGGTCGGGGCTGCCCTTGCCGTGAAAGCCGTGCAACGTGAGCTGGCACATCTCGTCCTCAAGCTGGCCCAGCCCCGTGAAGTGATGCACGCGCCCCTGCTCATAGAGCGCGGCAACAGGCTCCGCGCGCGCCGACTTGCCCTTTGAGGCATGCACCTTGCGCAACGAGACCAGCGGGTCGACCTGCCGTATCACCTGCTCCACCAAGTCNCCNCCCTGGTTCACCTCGGCCACCATNCGCTCAGCGCCCCAACGGTGCATCGCCGCCACAGCCGCCTCGGCCCAAGCCATCGGGCTTGCACCCTCAACGCTCGCGTCTTCCAGCACATAGGCGCGCCAGTCTTGCACAGGGCCTTCGGCCACCACCCCCGCCACGATGATCCCGCAGGCATCAGAGCTGGCCGTGCCGCTCACAGGCGGATCAACCGCCACAACAATACGGCTCATCTCGGGCACCTCGCGCACCCGTGCCGCCTCAAGCCGTGCCGGCGTCCAAAGCGCGCCCTCAGCCTCCTCGATGAGCACCCCGTCA